TTCGTTCGGCGCCTTCAGGCGCCTCACTACCCCCTAAACGAGGAGCGCAATAAGCGCTCCGAGAAACTCGCTATTTACTTCACGCTCGTTTACGGTTACATATATACTAACCCGTTCAACTATAGTAAACCGAACACCCTATCTTTAAAAGTAGTATAAATTACTGGCTTCATATGATGTGAAAAAAATTAGAACTGATAGTGTATACATCCGCCGCAGGCGGTTTAAAGCACTGGGGTCGCGTTAGCGACTCCTTATGTGCGCCAAAAAAGGCGCGATAGCGCCTTATCCCCGAGCGTGCGAAGCACGCGAGGCGATTTTTGGGCGTTAAAAAACCCCCGCACACGTTCGCACGTATACGGGGGCTAGTTTGTGTCGGTGGACTATCTACCTGCGAGCATATTCGCGAATGCTTCGCGTAGCATCTCGGTCAGTTGCTCATCTTTGTAGAGTTTTCCTGATTTGGAATACGTTCCCACGCTCTCGGTCTTGCGTGGCTTACGTGGGGATTTGGTAGCGAGAATTGCTTGGGCTTCTGCGCTATCCGCATCATGCCAATTTTCACGCTTAGTTTTTTGTGTGGCTTCCGCTTTGTTATCCACGCCAATTTGAGCGCCAATTTCGAATATGCGAGCGAATAAGTCCGCGTATCCGCTCTCATCATCACTTGTCGAGTTTGCTAACGCGTTTAGCGACTGGCTTGCCATGCGTAGGCGTGATGATGCTGATCCTTTTTTAGTAAGCGCGCTTTCCAAGCGGTTGGCGATAGATTTCTGAACATCTTTCGCAATTGGCAACTGCTCGGTTAGTTCCTTAATTTGTGCGTTCATTTTGTTTTCTGCTTCCTGTTCATTTTGCTTCTGCCGATTTGGCATTGAGATAACTCTACTCTCATTTGGTAAATAATCAACTTTGAGCGTAAAACTGGGGCGATTTGTCCTAGTTTGTCCGTTCCTATTCGGTGGCTTTGGTTTGTGTTGGTGATGATCTCGGTTATTCGTGATGAGCGCATTGTCCGTTATGTCCGTTTTGTATGCGCACTCCTGTACGCACACGTGCTACATATCTCGCTGTCGTACACACGCACAAGCGGAGTCTAGCACGCACGCACACTACATAACTCGCTGTCGCACGCACAACTCGTTTGCGAACCAAATTAAAATTGCTTTGACTTACATACGCACAGGTTTCTTTCTTTCTTTGGGGCTTTTTGATGCTTAAAAACCGATCTGCTATGATGGTTTTCGGTGGTCAAAAGATCACCAAGAAACTCTCTCTCGAGTGTTCGTTCTTCCTGTTCGCTTCACTCGAGGGAGTTTTTCTACTTACACGAAAGGAAACACATGTATATCGAGATAACAGACGGCATAGCGGTTATTATCGCGTTGTCGCTAAGTATCACGCTTATCATCACCACCGCACTACAAAACGCACGCTTAACACGGCAAATCCGTGATATGCGTGAGTGGGAGTAAACGCATGAGCGAATTACTCAAGAAGGTTGATTACAACACTTATACCTTCGGCAATTACCGCATCACACATGAAAACGGGTATTGGTTTGTAGACCCAACCATGCCTGTTGCTCATGGGTGGAAAACTTGGTTAGAAGGCACTATCAGGTGTAATACCCGAGATGATGCTTTCCGCATAGCAAACGTATTCACAGGTGAGGAAATTATCACAAGTGGTATGCGAGAAGTTATGAACTTTGTCGTAAACGAGGGAAAGGGAGAAAATGCCTAACACACGGATACCCCCTGAGGGTACGTTTACTGGCTACTATCGTGAGGTAGAAACTCACGAGTGGTATCAAGTAATATCACAAGAAGGGCGTGATGCGCTCAACAAGGTAATCATCATACCTAATGGTTGGGGTATGTGCTCATGCGGTAGTGGCGCACCCTTATTCCAACAGGAAATACACGTTGGCGAAGGCGCTTTCACACGTACTCCACAACGTTGTAAGAAGTGTATACGCTCAAAAGCCATTGAGAATACGCTTGTTCAGTCAGACTTTAACGCCTTGTGGAACGCGCTACCACAACACGGCTCAAGTGCGTTATACCAAGAGATAATGCCGTATTCACACTTCCCTACACATGCTACGACACGCGCTACGTGTGAGGTTTGCTCAGGATTTATATTCCTAGCAGATGACCTAAGCGTAAGTGAACGTCAGGTACTCATGGCTATTGCGCACGACAACAATGGCGATTTGTACACAGTTCACGCAACGTGTACGTTCAAGTGTGAGTGCGACAAAATCATGATAGCCACGTTTGGCTACAACAGCGTAAACAGGAATAGGGTATGCGAAACATGCTTTGATAAATACGAAGCAACAGGCGACCTGTCCGAGTGTGGCTGGTGTAATCAGTATTACACAGAAACTATCTTCTCAGATATGCGCAACGTTAGATTATGTGGGCGTTGTTATGATAGTTCGTGGGAGTGTGATGACTGTGGCTACGAGATGTATGAGGATAGTTCGCATGAGTGTTATCGTGAGAGCGATAGTATTATCTACGATTACTCATACAAGCCTGACCCTAAGTTTTTCGGGTCTGACACACACTACTTCGGTATCGAGTTAGAGGTCGAGGACAATGCTCGTTGGGGTTGCGAGAGTGGCGCAGAGTTAGTACAAAATGCGCTTGGCTCACGTGTATATCTCAAGCGAGATGGTTCACTTGATAATGGCTTCGAGATAGTATCTCACCCACACTCGTTTGACGAGTGGAAGTCTATTAACTGGGACGTCTTACGCACACTACGTAGTAAGGGTTTCCGTTCATGGGATACCAATACATGTGGTCTACATGTACACGTATCTCGTACGGCTTTCCGCAAGTATGGTAAGTCTGATGAAGCACACGAGTTGCGCTTCCAAAAACTTATCTACGACAACGGAAAACAAGTTCGTGCGATAGCAGGTAGAAGCAGTTCCTTCGCACGATTTAACGACAAGGGCGCACTCGTACCTAAGGTTAAGTTCGGACACACAGCCGACAGGTATGAAGCGATCAATTCACAAAACGACCACACGTTAGAGGTTCGTGTGTTTCGTGGTTCACTCAAGCCAGCACGGATACTCTCAGCAATAGAGTTCATACACTCTGCCATTGAGTACACACGTGATATGAAAATAGACCCTAAAGGTAATCAGTTATCGTGGGTACGTTTCATGGGCTACGTGCTAGACAACAAAGACAAGTACGAAAACTTTGCGCAAATCGCGCTTAGCACTCTCGGTGATGAGCCAAGAGATTACGAAAGTGAGGAAAACTGATGTGTATGTTATGCGTAGTTCCACCAAACGTATTACCTTCGCGTGATAAGTTGATGTATTCCGCGATAAATAATCCTGACGGGTTCGGCTTTGCTATCGTTATCTCGAGTGAGAAACGTATCCTTGTCGAGCGCACAATGAACGCTGACGAGGCAGTTAATCGCTTCCTTGAGGCACGTGCTAAGTATCCTGATGACTACGCCTTATGGCACGCAAGATACGCAACACACGGCACTACTAACTTAGATAACTGCCACCCGTTCTACGTGCTAGATGACCAAACTGTACTAGCGCACAATGGCGTACTGCCAATAGATATACCTGCTGGTGATACACGTTCAGACACACGCATATTTACGGAAGATGTGCTTGCGAAAATGGGCGGTGTCAAGGCGTTAGATAACCCACACATGTACAACATGATAGAGGAGTACACGTCAGGCTCTAAGTTGTGCGTGCTAACAGTAGACCCAACGGCTGAGTATCAGATGTACTTGATACACGCAAGCAAGGGTCAAGAGGACGAGAGCAAGGTGTGGTGGTCTAACGACAGTTGTAAGGCTGACTACGGATACGCACGCTGGACACCCACTAAATCGTACGACAGTTTTTATGCGTACGATAACGAAGGCTTGTTCCCATGCGTGGCGTGTAATTCGTTAATAGATGAGGACAGGCTCGAGAAGGACGCGGTATGTCCTATGTGTAATGTGTGTCAATGGTGCGATATGATGTCTGATACTTGTATGTGCTACAAGCCAACGACAAAGCAACACACAGATACCGCATACCAAACAGCATGGGGGCTAATATGAAACGCGTAGTAAAGACACCACCACCACGAGCATACGCAAGCATGGCTGATATGTGCTACAAGCACTATGAGTTATCTGTTGCTGAGCGTAAATTGGTAGACGCTAGTAGGTGGCTACTCAAAGCACACGAATATCGTGTGAAGGCTGGACAAATCGGACACGAGAAGGAGTTGGCTAATGCGAACCGCTAAGTGTGTGGACACACGTTGCTACAAGTGTGATGTACCTATATGGGTAGCAGTACACGATTACAACGCGGAACGAAACTACTGCTACACGTGTGGCATGGCAAAGATAGGAGTGCTGAGTGGATACGAATACACTACGCAAGAAGGCTGATGAGTGGGATAACCTTAATTGGAAAACCACGCGTGCTGGTAATCAGACCGCGACTATCATGCTGAACGCTGATGAGTATTTTCACGTAGAGGAAGGCTGGGATATTGATGGTCCGATACGCGTGAAAATAACTTACTCACCACGTACCGATAGGACTACCGCTAGGTACTCTCCCCTGCCTAGCGACAAGTTCGATATGGATAATCCATACGAGTACCCATGTGCTTCGTGTGGTGCTAAACGCCACGCACCCTGCGTGGGAGATAAACCTGAGTGCGCTTTCCGCGTATTCCTAATGAAAGGTGGTATGTTATGACCTTCCCTAAGTTTAACAACGAAGCATCATGCGCAGGTAGCGCTACGCCTGATGATTGGTTTCCTGAGTTCTCTCCGAGTAGCGACCCGAGAGGACGTGTGGGTATTCGGTTCAGATACTCATACACACCCGAAGCCATGCGTGCTAGGAATACTTGCTTGAGTTGTCCTGCGTATGATGAGTGTTTAGAATACTCACTACAATGGACAGACTTAGACGGGATATGGGCAAACATGGACAAGTATGAGCGTAAAGAGGAACAACAGTTGCGCGGTATAAAAACCACAAGCCTAACCTTTACGTATGATAACCCGTTAGATATAGATATAAAACCACGAACACCTATCGAAAGCGAGTGGGATAATGTATGACGATACTGAGTTCACACAAGAAACTGTGTGGGAACAATTACGTTTCATGGGTTGGCTTGCGTTTGCTACACTCGTGATACTAGGCACAATGTTAGGAGTAGTACTATGAGTGATTACGGAACATACCGCGTAAAGGCTAAGTGTATGGTTGTCATGTATCAGGATATAACCTGTGATGATGTGTACCAAGCGTGTGACTTAGCCGTTGATGCCGTCAATGAGTGGCGTGTGTGGTCATTTGACGAGGCTGAGGTTAAGCACGTACTACAAGTGGAAAGGATAGACTAATGAATATCCCACGCGGAGATGTAGTTAATCTCTTACGCAAAGAGGAGATGAGTGGTCTACTTGGGCGAGATATAACTTCGTCTGAGTGGACTAAGACTAAGCGTATGCTTAATCGGGATAAAGATATGTGGGCGTGTATAGATAGCACGCTTATGTGTATACTAGACGAGATACGAAAGGAGAAAATATGAGCGAGCAATATGTATTACGCGTGGTACTCACCACTAATGAAGGCGTACACTTTGAGAGTGTGTGTAATGTACAAAACCTAGTAGACGCTAGGCTGAAAGATTTATTCTCGGTTGACAGTACCGAGATTAAGCAAGTGGTATCCGTCTAATACCACGTAAAGAAACCCCTACGTATCTAGGCGTGGGGGTTTTTTTATTACCCAATTACCTACCTTATGCTGACACGTACAATCCGCGTACTCGCAATCTCTATGCCTAAAGTTGGCTAAATCTTCACGCCCATATTCGTTCATGTTGCCTGCGTGCTGGCATGGTACACATATCACGCGAGGCTCACACTCTCACACGCACACGCACCCTTCACGCGTGAGCACGCGCAAGAAGTTTGTGTTGGGGCATTAGATACCTTGCTGTCACGCGTAGTATCAAATGCTGGCACACGTATTGTTCGCTCTAATAGACTTGCGTATTGCTCAAAGCAATCAATAAATATAAATAACTGCTGTGAGATACCTTCGATTACTTCCTCAGTCACACGTAAAGCATCTAATAAATCTTTGTCCTGTGCTTTAACCCACTCGTCATTCTTCAAGTGTGTCTGTATCGTCTGGAATGTTTTCGTCACTACTTCCGTCGTTATCTGGTTGTCCACTCATTTCCTCCTCTGTGTAGTCCCGTTCCTTACGTGGATAGTTTCCACCTAAGAAGTTTAACATATTTTTTAACGCTCTGTTGATACGCATACGCACAGCATCTTGAGATATAGATAGTTCAGATGCTATCGCACCCAACTCAAGCCCGCTAGCATAGCGCAAGATTATCATATCTCGCTGTTCCTTCTGCAATTTACTAATGGCTTTCTCAATGTCAGAACAGATTGCTGGCCAGTTATTACCCTCAGATGCGACCTTCTTTACGTTGGACACGCTAAGATCATTCATCGCTGGCGCTTCCCTATTGCCCGTTAAAACAGCAGGAATCAGTGATTCTAACATGTTTTTATCGTAGTAATAGTTATCTTCTACACGGAAACCAACAGACCTAGCCTTCTCCTTCTGACAGTAATCCTTAGCGGCATTACGTAAAGAGCGTGCAATTAATTTAGTAGATTGTTTTTTATCATACAGATCATGCCAATGTTTAACTTTATTTGGGTGTGTAAAAAACCATACCCATAACTCTTGGCGTAAGTCATCTACCTCTACCATTCTATACTTACGAGTAAACTCGTATGCAATAGAGGAGACAACTCCATCATAATCTTCGATGTGTCTTTTTACCATCGCCATGTCTTACCCTCAACCGTGAAACTATTCTTGATAATAGGTACGATTTGGGGCGTTACGTTCTTACCATCTACATGCAAGATTCCAAACCCTTGTTGCCAAGTGAATAATCCTGCTTTAATATATTTAGCGTGCTTAATGTTCATGAGATGTCCGACTTCCATACCCCATACAGCACGAGATCCATTAGCCCATGCTTGAGTATAGTGAGACAGTCCCATGCGGTGTGTATGCCCACATACGACAGACATTCCACTTCTCTTTGCGAGTCCAAGAGCAGTAGCCCCTGCTGTCGGTTGAACATTTCCCTCATCACCATGCATCAATAGCCAGTTAGGCGCTATCTCTAAAGGTCCATGAGAATAAGTAATACCAAGTTCATCTAACTTAAGAAACTTTTCAATCTCTAACTCTGGCAATCCTAAGAAACCAGGAGCAGATGAACGTATCTTATTAAACAATCTATCTGAGTGATTACTACGCACAATAGTATCAATAGTTAATTGCTCTAAAATTTTAACAGTAGTGTCCCTGTCTTTACCTATTGATCTTTCCCACTCAAGTTCAGTCCCCTTTGCCCAACGACTGATACTCTGGAAATCTATTTCATCTCCAACCGATACTACAGAATCAGGTTGATAAGCATAGATAAACTTCTTGACTGCATTGACCGCATCTACATCGTGGAACGGGCTCTGTAAATCTGAGATCACTACTATGGCTTTACTCATTCGCACTCCATACAATAATTTGATACACGAATATTTGGTATGTACATTACGAATTTTTTACCACAATGAAAACAATTAACAGATGTCCATTCATTTTCAACAAAATAAAATGGATTACGAATTTTTAATTTCATTTTTTCTTTGCTCGTCTCTTATTCTCTTTGCCTACGTTTTTAGAGTGAGACATTGCTTGTAAATTTCCAATGCCATCTTTACCTTTACGACCACCATTATCTTTGTGATCTACATCAGTAGATTTACTTAACTTCTTACCAGTAGCCTTCTTGTAATCAAGACGGGCTTTATTTGTAGATGTAGTTTCAGTAGTGCCATCTTTTTTCTTACGTTTAATAACATAGATTGGGCGACCACCGTTTTGCTTACTGCCTTTGTATGGTCCAAATATTTTCATTTGTCCCACTCTCCTCTCAGTACTAGCAATCCAATGATTGCATAGTTGGCCATATCCTTGAATGAATCCTCAAGAGACTCATGTTCAGGAAGCGCATCTGTATCATATAAGTTATTGATACGTGCTAACTTGTCATGCATACGCACCCTAAGTCCATTCAATGCACCACCAGGAGCATCGGCTATATTTCTTGGGCCGTAATCTTTATGTTTAGATAACAGTAAATCAACAAGTTCCTCTGTTACTTCCAACAGACTTAACTCAAAATCAGTTGGTTCTTCAATGTCATTATTCAGGTTTATTATCTTCGCCATTTTTATTTAGCATCTCCTCTATCCCGTGCATCATTTCTTGTGCTGCCTCCATGGTCATGGCTTCAGTTATAAATTTATGGAATGACTGTTCACCTTCAGAAGCATTTACCATAGCAAGAGTCACAGATTGAACTAAGTCTATGGCACAGTCAATATGTCCACTTTGAATTGTTTGATTGATCTCTTGTAAAATAGCAAATAAATCAAGGGTATATCGATTGCTTAAACGTACTGCCCAAGAAAATTCTATATCACAATGCTCTAAAAATAGGAAAATATCATCAGATACGAAATCGCAATCCCCGCACTCGTATCCTTTTTCATGTGGAATTAATACTGTCATTGTGAATTAGCCACCTTTTGTTTGAAGTAATTAGCACCATGCTTTAGATACATAGAATTAACATCTTCTCCCTCAGGCATTTGAACTGTAACTACGTTAGCAAGTTCCCGAGTTAATGACTTGGCAAAATCATGACCAGCCTGATCTCCGTCAGCAAACATGAATACTTTATCAAAGTCTGATAGCAACTTAGTGTAATGCTTCTTCCAGTTGTTCACCCCTGGGACCCCAATCGAAGATAAACCACAAACATAATCCAACGTGATCGTGTCAATCTCACCTTCACATATACAAATGTATGACGATGCTTTAAAAAATGACCTTGTATTGAAGAGGTGTGTGTTTGCACCAGCCAAGCCCATGTACTTTGGTTCTTGAGAATCCATGGCTCTGAACCTGAGGTCAACCACACCCGTACGCGTAATGTACGGAATAGAGAGACGGTTTTCATATTGCTCATGACCCGTTACTGGATCTAGCACGACGCCCAATCCCACTTTCCGTGCTACCTCCAGAGATATTCCCCGTTCTGCGAGGTAATCCTCCGCTTCGTGAATTGCTGCTGCGTAATACTTTGCTGCTTTGCCCAGTGATTCTCTCTGCGAACTTGACTGCTTCATGAAACTTTAATCCTTCCCTGTCCATAATAATTCTGTAAGTATCGCCTTTAACTTGACAGGCGAAGCAACAAAAGACATTCTCTCTAGTACTGACTGTTGCTGATCTATGTGTGTCATCGTGGAAGGGGCATCTAATTGATGACCATCCACTTCGTTCAGGGACTCTTGCGCCATAATGTTCTAATATATCCTTAATCGGTAACGCATCTACACGTTGTGACTTTCTTGATCCACTGGTCAAAATCTTCCACCACCCATGCTTGATTTATTCCCGCCATCTTACGTTTAATAATAACATATGATGGTGGTACCTCGCTAATTGAGCGAGCCTCTGCATAATGTTTTGCTTCAACAACTGCTTCATTCCAAAACTCAGGCAACTTGAGTGCTTTAGTTGCCTTGAGTTCCAGGATATAAGTCTTACCATTGGCCATAACAACAATGTCGCCTTCGTCTTTAGCCCCTGCCTTAGTTAACCTTTCGGCAACTACGTTTTTAGAACGCAACCATTTTAACACGGTTGTTTCAAATAAAGATCCTTTGCGTCCA